AGCCAACCCTTCATCCAAAGCAGAAGGAAACCCTTCTATTTGACCTTCACAAATAGCATCTAATACTTTAGCAGTGGCAAGACTATCTAAATTATCATCAGCAGTTGAAGGCCCACCACCTTTAGCACCACCACCAGCACCACTAATAATATCTAAATCTTTGTTTTCCATCAGTTATCCATAACATTTATGCCTGCTGAAATTACTACAGATCCAACCATTCTTTCTCCGTATAAGATTGGCACTGGTAAGCCTGCCATTGAAGTATTTAAAGGGCTGTTAAATTGAAAATTGTTTGGTTCTTCAGTACTATCATCTGGAAGTGGTGTTAATAACTCTGAGATACCCTGTAAAACTAAAGCAGCACCAATATAACTAATAGCAGTACCAATTTTTGTTGCTAAAACACCTTTACCCGCAATAACAGCAGGTGTCTTTCCTATACCATACGTTCCAAATGCTCCTCCACCTGGAAAAAGAAATGAAACCCCTATTAAAGCAGCACCTAATATAATTCGACCAAATCCTCTACCTTGACCAGTAATAACAGGTACTATTTTAATGTCAGAGTTACCAGTTGGAAAATGTATTTCTTCTAATGATCTAGACTTTTCATTTACTATAACTTTATAATTTTTATCTATCATATAGTTTTCTGCCTGTGGATAATTACCAATAAGACATTTAACCGCATCTGCTACTGTATGAACTTCAGTCTCGATCTCTTTAACGCCTACAAACTCAGCTAAATCCCCATATAATTTAATTTTACGAGGACAATCCAACATACCTAATAATCTTGCCTGTAATGCTTCTATAATACCTATTGTACTCTTCTTTGCACGATAATCTTCCCTGCGGATGATGCAATAACATATTATTTTCACATAAAACAGCAATGTGATTTAAGCCATTACCAGAAAAGTTCATTAATGGACAGTCATATAATTTCATCGGTTCATCATCAGCTAAAGCTCTAAATCCTCCTTTTTCATAACACTCTTCAAATATTGGATTAAAAGCAAAATATTCTGGATCATCAGGCTTATCAAAATCAATCAGATCAATATTCAAATATGCTTTATAAAATTCTCTGACAAGTTGCCAACAATTTGTGTGTTCCCAAGTCCACGGTCTACCTAGTAATGATTGTTTATATTCTTTTGGAACAAAATCGTACCACTCTTCAGTATGCGGATTAACTATGTACCAATGCTTGTTTGTTCTTGCTGCTGATACTCTATCTGCTGGACTTGCAAAAGCGTTTGTTGTTGGATGTGAGTGAACTATGCCTTGTATTGCATCATTACCATATTCATCCTCTATCTCAGCATAATCTGTCGGACTTAAAATAAATTGATCTGTTGGTATCTGTGCTAAATTTCTGCATTTTTTATAAACCAACTTACCTTTTATATTTACTAACAACCCACAAATTTCTTTAGGACTTTCTTTTAAAGCATCTTCAATAACTTTTTTCTGCCAGTAAATCAATTATAAAAATCTCCAATACCAGGAAACTCTCCTGGTAAAAACTGTCGTTTTGGTAATTTAACATTAATATTATCAATGGCAGCAGCTAATTCAAAAGCAACAATATTTCTTGACTCGATTGATTTTCTGGCTATTTCAAATTCCTCAATAGGAAATTCCATTGTATTATCAGGTGTACCGTATGGATTATTACCTGTAAAATTACTATTCGGTAAAAATTCAGCAAGTGTTCTTCTCCTTTTTAATGTTGCACCTACTAAATCATTAGCAAAAGTTACTTCATTAACTGCATTTAAAATACCAGACATATTACCGATATTTGTTGCAATAATCGCTAAATTACTAATGGTCAAGGTAGGTCTTGGTAACTGTTTTGGATCATATTTAAAACCAGTTGCCTCTATGGGCATCCTGTAATATGTATTTCCATCCCAAACAATACTGTCCTGCCCTGTTGTATCTTTTGTATTGTTGTGAAATCTTATCGTTGTAATATCATTTCCACCAGGATCTTGTATTGTAGTTGTTCCATGTAGTACGGGATCTAATGTAAGTTCAAATAATTCTATAATCGGGCTAGGATTAACAGATTGTAAACTGGAAGTTGGTACTGGCATTATGGTTCAAATACTTGTCTAAATGTAACCTGCACTCTTGCTCTGTTTAAATAAGGTACAGTTTTGTTATAACCACCCTCCACCACAAAGTTCATGGCACTCTCGCCTGGAACTGTATAAGTAAAGTTTGCTCCACTAACAGCAATAGTATCAAAGAAGTTAGTTAATGTATCAGCATCAGTTTCACTTACTTCAAAAGTAAGATTAAATATTTTTGCATTTTGATTCAGGCCAAAAGAAAGTCGATGCTCATAACCGTCACCAAAAGAAACAACACGAGTCTTTGGTGCGTTTGACTTTGTGAAATTATAAATTGGTACGAAAGCTGTACCTGCTGCTGTGTTAGGTAAGTTAGCCATTAACTATATAGTAACCCTCCTGGTCTTTGTTGTTGTATTAATTCTGCTTGAATTGCTTGCGATATAGCCTGTCCTAACTGCTGTGCTTGGGCTTCATCTCCTTCAACAGAGGATCCAGAAGCATCTACATTAACAACTACATTTGTAGATCCACCAAGAGCATGATTTGGTGTAATCATTCCTGATGCACTTGGAGTAAACATCTCAGGCCCTCGTTCTCCCACTATGTAACTTCTACCTCTACTAACAGGTCCACCATCTGCTCTTCTTGAAAAGAATCCACCAATCCCAGGCAAAGAGCTAAGAAAAGCATTTACACCAAACTGAATTAATGATCTTTGGATTTGAGCAAATACACTACGAGCAACATCTCCAAGAGTTTTAGTGCCATCTATTGCACCTTGAATAGCATTTACTAAACCATCCTCTACTGATTTGGCTATGCTCTTATATAAACCTTCTAGTTTTTGCAAATATTGTTCTTCTCTTCTTGCTGCAAGAAGTTTATCTACACGTTCAACAATTTTTAAATACTCTTTAGCCTGTTTATTTTTATCTATACCACCTTGAATTACTAAGTCATTTATCATCTTTTCTCTTTCTGCTGCTTGAATACCAATTTCGGCCTTTCTATTAATAAAATCTATTTCTGCTTTGCTTTTAAGCATAAAATCATCAATAGTTTGACTTGAATTTATAAGTCCTTTATTAGTACTGTCTACGAAATCTTCTATACCCTTAAATACTTTATCCATTCCAGGAATAAATCTTAACAACTTAACCAATTCTTTTAATAAGAAACCAGCAGAAGAAACAATCATATTAAATGCAAATAATATTTCATTAACAATTTTTAGAATACCCATTAAAGCAACTTGCAGAGGAACACTAATTATTCCTAAAGCTGTTGCTGCTAAAGCCTTAAATCTATCAAATTGACTAGCTAATACATTGATAGAACCTGCTATATCTTCAGTTGTTCCTGGAACTGCACCTGTCTGTCTAAATACTTCTTGTGATATTTTTTTTCTAGCCTCTTCTATTTTTCCTTGCTGTTTTAATAATTTAACTGTCATTGATAATTCTCTATTTACTCTTATACCTGATTCTTCTAAAGCATCTAAATTAATTTCTCTTGCAGCGTTACCAATAGCTTGAACTGTTTGTAAATTTCGTTCTAATAAAGTACCTAAAGCACTACCCAATATCTGAGCACCAAAACCCATTCCTGCTGGTGCAAGTGCAGAACCTAAAATACTACCGCCAACTGCTCCTGGCCCTCCACCAAATAATAATGGAAAACCTGCACCCAAGAATTGTTCTTGCCTTCTTCCTCTTCTAATTTTACGGATTCTCTCTAATCTTCTAAATGCTTCTTTTGTTCTTTTAGATTCTATTGATTGTTGTTTCTGTACTTCTCTAGTAATTGCTTTTTCTTTTTGTAAAACTTTATTTGCATCATCAATTCGCTGTCTTGCAACTTTTCTTTGTTGATTTGTAGGAGTCATAAATTGACTACTTGTTTGACCTGCTGCTGGTAATCTTCTACTTGGTGGTACAAGAGTCGCACCTCCTAAAGCATT